CCCAACGTGGTGACGTTCCGCCAGGGCCAGCTTCGCGCCGTGGCCGCTGGCGTGGGTGCCAGCTACAGCAGCATCGCGCGTGATTACGGCGGCACCTACAGCGCCCAGCGCCAGGAGCTGGTGGAACAGTGGGTGAACTACGCCACCCTCACGGACGAGTTTGTCGGCCAGTTCATCCAGCCCGTGTGGGCCAGCTTCGTGGCTGCGGCCACCCTCAGCCGCGCCGTGCCCGTGCCGCGTGACGTGCAGCCCGGCACCGAGGACGACGCCCTGTTCCTGGCCCAATCCATGCCCTGGATTGACCCCGCCAAGGAAGCCGCCGCCTACCTCGCCCTGGTGCGCGCAGGCTTCGCCAGCGAGGTGGAAGTCATGCGCAAGCGTGGCGTCAACCCGCGGGATGTGCTCGAGCAGATCACCACCTTCCGCGCCGAAACCGCCGCGCGTGACCTGGTGTTCACCAGTGACGGCCGCAACAGCGAAGCCGGCGGCGCCAGCCCTGACGCTGCCCAGATCACCGACACCGCCACCCAAGCCGCCACCCGCGCCGCTGAGGCCAGCGCCCGCCTCACGCAGCAAGACATCGCCCGCCTGCGTGACGCCGTGCAAGCCCAGGCCCGCGCCCAGGCCGCGCCCGCCCCGGCCGCCGCGCCCGTCAACGTGCATCTCGGCATTGACACCGCGCAGGTGGCGCAGATGGCGCAAGAGGTGGCCGGCCTGCACCGCGCCACCCTCAGCAAGATTCGAGAGGACATCCAGGCCATGCCCGTCGTCATCCCCGCCCCGCAAGTCACGGTGGAAGCCATCATGCCCGCCGTGCGCGCCGAGGCCCCGCAAGTCACCGTCAACGTCGAACCCGCCCCCATCACCGTGGTGGACAACCACCCCAAGCGCAGCGTGCAAACCGTCGAGCGTGACGCGAACGACGAAATCACCCGCACCGTCACCACCTACGAGCGCTGAGGCCGCCCATGGACTTGAAGCACCACGTCGCCCAGCAGACCCTGGACGCCACCATTGCAAGCCTGGCCAGCAAGACCACCTACACCGGCGCCACCGTCACGCTCGGCGGTGGCATTGGCGCGATCATCAGCAGCGAGCCGGCTGAGTCCGCGACCCTCACGCTCGGTGGCTGGCTCGTCAGCAGTGAAGGCGCCGTGGTGGCCGGCATCGTCCTCGGCGTGGCCGGCTTCCTCGTCAACCTGTTTTTCCGCCGCCGCGCAGACGCCCGCGAAGAGCGCGAGCACCAAGCCCGCATGCACGCCCTGCGCGGCCAGCAGCCGGGCGCTTGAGCCCCGCATCAGCACCTGCCCCCCACCACCATGGCCGTCATCTACCGCATCGCCACCAAGACCGCCCGCATGCAGGCGGTGGTGGATGACATCGGCCCCAACGGCAAGCTCAAGCTGTTCACCGCCGCCGATGTCCTGCTGGCCACCTTCCCCCTGGCCAGCGTGGCCGGCACCGTCTCTGGCACGGTGCTCACGTTTGCGGACGCCAACGGCGCCGCGCCCGGCGTCCTGAACACCACGGCATCCGCGGCCGGAGACGCCGCCAAAGCCACGGTCACCACCAGTGCGGATGTGGACATCATCACCGGCCTCACCGTAGGCACCAGCGCCGCAGACCTGATCGTCAACGCCACCACGCTGTCGATCAACCAGGCGGTCACTATCACCGCCGCCACCATCTCGCACGCCTGAAGATCTGAACCATGTCCGCTTCACAACTTGGCTACACCCCCGGCTCAGGCGCGAACGTCGCCACCGACCTGGATGCTGGCGGCGCCCACCACCAGAAGGCGCTGATCGAGCATCTGCAGGACGGCGAGCCCACGCCCGCCACTGAACAAGCACCCCTGCCCACTGCGCTCTACGGCGAAGCCATCGAGGCGCTGGAGGCCATGCGCATGGCCATCCAGGCGCTCACACGCACGATGGGCCAAGCGATGCCCGACACCGCAGGGCGTTTGCGCGTGAACGTCGAGCTGGGCGCCCTCACGGCGTCTATCGCTGCCGCGCAGACGCTGGCGACTGTCACACAAGTGGTGACCCTCACCAACCAAACCCAGATCGGCGGCTTGTCGGCCACCGAGCAAATCCCGTCGCTGATGCGACTTGGTGCAGACAGCCTGCGCCGCAACATCACGGTGAGCTGACATGCCGACGACCAACGGAAACCGCAAAATCCTCGACCTGAAGCGGTGGGAGTTCTGCAATCCACTGCCCAGTGCCACGGCTGCAGCGCAGTTCATCGTCAGCAGCCGGCACTATCGGCAGCAGCAGCTCTTGGTGCAGAGCAACGTCGACGCTTTCTTGTACGACCCGCGCGAAGACGGCTTCATTCGAGTGCCATCCCCCGCGCTGGCCGGTACCTTCGGCGCGGGCGCCAGCGGCGTGGCCGGCAGCTTCAGCACCGGCACCACGGTGGGTGCATCCAGCCTCACGGCCACGGCCGGCACCACCACCGGCATCACCACCAACCAGACCCTGGCGCGAGACCTGCGCGGCTACAGCGTCTACTTCGTGGGCGGCACCAACGCGGGCCGTCTCAAGACCATCGCCAGCAACACGATCGGCGCCAACGCCACCTTCACCTTCGAGGGCGCCCCCGAGGCCGTGGCCTTCGATGCCACCAGCCAGTACCGCATCAAAGCGCCCGTGTTCTACGTGGTCGGCGCGGGCACGCTGGCCGCCGGCAGCTTCCGCAAATACGACTTCGCCACCAACACCTGGACCACACTGGCCATCACCGGCTTGCCTGCCACCCTGGGCACTGACGGCAAGATGTGCAGCACCCCAGCCTGGGTCGACACCGGGTTCAAGAGCTTCGCCACCGGCACCGCCACCTCTGCCACCACCACCACGCTGGTGAACAGCGCCAAGACGTGGGCCGTGAACCAGTGGGCCAACTACCAGGTGCGCATCAGCGCAGGCACGGGCGCGGGCCAGATCCGCACCGTGACCAGCAACAACGGAACCACGTTGACTGTGCCCACCTGGACGGTCACGCCCGATGCCACCAGCCAGTACAGCCTGGAAGGCAACGACGATTTTCTGTACTACCTGGGCAACAACGCCGTCACGCTGTACCGCTACAGCATCGCAGGCAACACCTGGACCACCCTGGCCCCTGGTGTCGCCCGCGCAGGCGCCCCGGGCCTGGGCGCCGGGGCAAGCTGGATTCATGGTGTCAGCGCCGCAGACTGGAGCAACGAGTCCGCCATCCGCAACGGCCGCTTCATCTACAGCTTCCGCGGCAACGGCACCGCAGCGCTTGACGTCTACGACATCGCCGCCAACACCTGGATCGCTCAGACCTACGCGCCCGCCACGGAAACGTTCACCACGGGCACGAAGTATGCGTACTGCAAAGACCGCATCTACATCCAGAAGGAAGCCACCGGCCGCTGGTTCGCATATGACCTGGCCCAGGTCGCCATGCTGCCATGGAGCACCATGACCTACACCCAGGGCGCGGCCGTGCTGGGCGACACCGCATTCGACGTGACCTACCGCGACGGCGCAACCGAGATCGACTATATCTACATGGCCCTCAACACCAGCAGCGTGATGCTGCGTCTACAGGTGGTGTGATATGACTATTCAAGAGCTGATTGAGCTGGTGTCCAGGCGTCTGGCTTACTTCAGCCAACTGCGCACATCCGCTTCCAACCTGGGTGACGCTGCACAACTGGCGTCGCTTGACACCCAGATCGCGCAGGCTGAAGCCACCCTGGCTCAGCTCAAGACACTGCTGCCCTAAGCCATGTTCCTCACCCTGCTCCAATCCGGCGGGGCAGGGCCCGGCGTCATCACCGGCACCCTGTCGGCCGTCGAGTCTGGCGCCGACACCTTCAGCGCCACGGGCGTGGTGGAGGGGGGAACCCCGGCCGTGGCTCCACCCCAGCGCGCAGGCACCAGCCGCAGCGACCGCCAGCGCCGCCGCCCCGGCATCTTCCCCGCCCTGCCGCGTGAGGCAGAGCCCGCCTTGCCCATCCCGCGCCGCCCCCGCCGCAGGCGTGAGGCCGAGCTGGTGCTCTGGCTCAATCACTGAGCCACGGGCCCAGAAACCGCGCCGGCAACGGCCCCCGCATTTAGTCTCACTTCTGGGGTAGAAATGAGACTGCACCCTGCGCAAACTGCACAGCATGAGTGCAGCCCCGCA